AGAAATCTCAAAAAACACAATCCAAAGCTTGGCACAAGAGCTATTGCTAAGCTTCTTAGTATCTCAAGAAACACTGTAAAGAGAGTGTTCATTCCATTTTAAAACTTGAAAAAATTCCACCATCAACTTGATAAAATTCCACTTTGATGCTTGATAATTTTACAACGTGTTTTGAGGTGTTTTTCTGTGTTTTAGCGTGTCAAAAAGGGACTATCTTGGAAGATGTGGTATATCTCTGGACAACACAACCTCTCCCAATACTCCTTGCAAGCTTCTATATCCATTACAGTGCCTCATGTAGCCCATGAAGCTCATAATAGAACTTTTAACCCCTGCGAGCGTAACAACGCCTTTGTTGTAAAGCTTCGCAAGCCTGGCAAGTCTTTTCCTTGCCCGCTTGATATTTCTCTTTCTCGGCAAGATATGGGTCGGATATATGCGATACCCACAAAAGTCTATGCCATGCCTATCGGGGAAGATGCTTGTCTTCGGATTGAGCTTCAACAAAAGCTTATGCTGCAAAAAGCTCTCTATTTCTAATCTTAAAACCTTAAGAGCCTCCTTGTCGGCATGCATAATTACAAAGTCATCCATATACCTAAGGTAATGCTTCACCCCCAGCCTGTCCTTAATAAAGTGGTCAAGCTCATTAAGATAAACATTGGCAAATAATTGACTTGTGAGCGCCCCTATAGGCAAGCCCTCTTCATGTTGGTCAATAATTGTATCAATTAGCCACAGGGTGTCTTTGCAGGCAATAGTCCTTCTAACAGTTCGCTTTAAAATATCATGGTTAATGCTCGGGAAATATTGGCTTATATCGGCTTTGAGAATGTAAAAATTTCCATGATTTCTCCGCAGTTTTCTCATAAATCTCTGTAGCCGAGCTACAGCAGCATGTGTGCCTTTGCCTCTGCGGCATGCGTAGCTGTCATAAATAAATTTTCTCTCAAAAAGTGGCTCAATTACATTACACAGGGCATGATGGACAACTCTGTCACGGAAGGCAGGGGCTTGGATGAGGCGCTTCTTTGGATCATGGACGTAGAACTCCCTAAACGGCAAAGGTGAATAGGTTTTCCAAATCAGGTTGTTCTGGATGTCGATGAGGTTTTTTTCGAGACTGGTTTTGAACCTCAATGCTTCATTTCTGTATCGTTTGCCACGTGAGGCTTTTTTGAAAGCATTATACAGGTTTTGGAAATCGTATATCAGCGGATACAAATTGTTGTAACTCTTTGGCATCCTCTATATATGTAAGGTGTGCCGTGTTCGGACAAAAGCCCTACTTACCGCGCACCTCCGTATATCTTTTCCCACAAAGGGACGGAGCAAGGCTCCTTTTCTCTGTGCACTGGCATATAGCCCAGTAGGCTATATACATCTGGCACTGAGGAGAGCGGGGCGAAAGCCGATGTTCCAGTTCGAGTNCGAGCGAGGGTTGNTCAGGTTCAACGCAAAGACGCCAGCGTTCGAGCCGTTGTTCCAGTTGCCGCCACGGAGGGGAAGCCGTTACAGCCTTGCCCCACAAGATTTTCTCCATCCGCCCACCATTTTGCCGATCTCAACTAATAACTTACTCCAGTTTTCATATTTGTTGAAAGGCAAAAACTCCAGTTCTTTTGCAAGCCTTATATAGCCCCTCAACAACTCAAGTTCAACATCGATGTCATTAAAAAATCTGTATTTTTCTCTGCTCATGTTGCATCGGATAATGAGCTCAAGAAGTCTCATCATAGCGCGTTTTATATCTGCTGCAAGCGTAAACTTCTCTGATTTTGGAAACTGCCTTAAACATATGTATCCGTACCTGATCATGTCCTCGCATTTCTGTCGAATTTTTAGACTTTCCACCAGATTTTCAGGTCCCCAGATTCCAGATTACAATACAAAAGCGGGGCGAAAGCCGATGCCCCAGTNCGAGNNCGAGCGAGGGNNGNNCAGGTNCAACGCAAAGACGCCAGCGNCCGAGCCGTAGTCCAGTTGCCGCCACGGAGGGGAAGCCGTTCGCCTGAGTTTCGCATCAATATTCTATCGTCGCCAAGCCCGCTACTAACGTGAGGAAACAATAGTAGCCACTTCAAAATTGCTGGTGGCGTAATTCCAGTATCGGCAGTAAGAGACTGAAATGTGTTGCTAGTGTAATTTGTATCCCCAGTCTCATAATCAATAACATCGTCCAGCTGGGCGGAAGTAGTTCCATCCCCAGGTGTGCCAACTGAATCATACTTGCAGGTCCCGCTCGTTCCTGGTGTAACTAATGAGCCATCGATTGCGAGGATTGCTTTCCACAGGGTTGAGTTGGCGCTTTGGTCTTTTGTATTATCTGCGGCCTCATTGTTTGGAAGGATTTGTATCTCGCCGTTGACCAGCCTCATCCCTCCAACCCACTCCCGAATGTTTCCGTTCAAATCTGCTATTCCGAAAAAGGTATTATCGTGATACCAGCTTGCTGGTCCTGAGCCTGTAAGGGTTCTTGGGGTTCCTGATGTATCCCCAGGGGCTTTTCCATCTACACGCCGACCAGTCTCATATGTCATAGAGTGGTCTCTTCCATAGTCATTGTTGCCTCTGGGCTGGAAATTGTTTTTCCAGCACCAAAGGGCAATTGCTGCCCATTCTGCGTTTGTCATGAGGTGCCAGCCAGGCCCTTTTGCTGCGCAGAATTGCCTTGCCTGGTCAAAGGTGACATTCACTATTGGGGCCTGCCCTGGCAGGCTCAGGGCAACATTATCGTGGACAATTGCCTGATACTTTCCGATAAAAATCTCTGATTTTTCTACGCCGTTTACGATGAATGCAGGGTGAACTCCTGTGCCCAGACTCGGGTCTATGTCTTGTAGATTGAATTTGGGTATCACGACCATGATGGAGGGATACCCTTTGGCGTCATACAATACTGTGTTTCTTCCTCCGCTTGCAGCTTCAACTGCCTGGCGGAGTGCATCTGGAACTGATATTGTTATTGGCATCTTACATACCTCCTTCTGTATTTGTGTTTATCTCTGGGATTGCCCAGAGGTTTAGGACAACTGTATTTATGTCCAACGGTTCAGGCTCTGGAACCTGAACTGTGATGGGTTCTCCTGATATGTCTGTTTCCTGTCTTTCTACCAGCCTGTATCTTCTTGGAGGAATGATTATGTTTGCGATGTATCGATTGTTTCTTATTACGTCAATTTTCACCTCAACATCCTGTTGCAGCTCAGCCAAGTCATATGACTCACCATCTACGGTCAGGATATATCCATCAAGGCTGTATTCAGCTTTTCTGCCTTCATTCATTTCGTTTACGATCATTGCATACCTCCTATGCATAGTTAATGTTGTGTAGTGTCCACCTAATGCGGACATTGTCTGCCGAACCTGTCATTTCTATGCGGAAGCCGTTTGTTTGCCTGTTATAGATCCTCAAACTTCCCACAGCTGATATATCTGTAGCGTCTTCCACCTCAAGGTCAACGCCGTAATCAGCAGAAGGCAAAGTGTAGGGCAGTGGAACGTACACGTATGGTCTTGAATTTATTACCCAGCCATTTTCAGGCTGGACTGTCCGCAAGTCTGTGAGAGTCACATTGTTGAGGTTGTTTCCAGTATCACCTGCTGGAATAAGAAGTGAGTACAACACCAGCCCATCGGGCGGAACAGCTAGTTCAATCTCTACTCTGTATGTACCATCCGTTTGTTTTTTCAAGTAGGCATAATACGTTTTGTCGTAATTGTCTTCGTTCGTAGGCACGCTCACATGGTAGTCATCGTCAGGCACAGAGATGATCATTCCGTCAATCTTAGCCCTGCTCACGCCTGTGCCAACTGTGCCAGTTTCGCTTAGATGTAAAGCTCTTATGTCTGATTTGGTGAGAACAAAGCCTTGAATAACGTATTTGTTTTTCAGGTACGCTACGCCTTGTGCAAAAACTCGCTTTCTAATGTTTTCAATCTCTTTCGAAAGTAAACCACCAAGTCCTAAGGCTTCCAGTATTCCCGCAACAATGTCTGTCTGCTGCTCAGGAGAATATGCATCATACTGATCGAGCCTTTNATCAAGCGAACTTTTTCCTCCTCTTGCCGCTATAACCTCATCTGCAATTTGTTTGAGCCATGCTGTTCTGTTTGCGAGTTGCTTTGCCTGCAAATTTGAAATTCCATCAGGTCCACCGACTACTGGATCAGTAGTCTCAATCTGGTATATTCCAGATACCCATGTTGGGGATTCTGGTAGATTTGCCATACTTTATACCTCCTTTCGATCAGAATATAATTGTCCAAGACCCTTCAAGGGCTATGTCTGATGATTTTTCTATTGCTCCCCGAGTTTTTCTCGCAAATAATGTGTCGTCGCTACAGATTAAACCAAACTCCCGTATTGTTTTTCCGTTTGCCTCTGTAGTTGCAAGGTTGAAGTTGAAACGCACTTGACCAACCTGTGGATAGGAGCGAGAAGAAATAGATTTCACGTAGGCATTTGTGAGTGAAGTATCATCTGGTGTAGGACCTGAACCGTTCGTGCCAAAGCCGATTTTTGTTATTGTTTTGCCAGCTCCATCACCGCCTATGAGTTTCGCAAGGGCATCCTTTGCTACATTCATGATCATGTTTTCATCTTTGTATTGCTCTATAACAGTACCGTTTTTGATTATGCGTAGCTCAAATATGCCCCTTAACTTGACATCTTTTTCCTCAAATTTCATACTACTGCCTCCTGTGTAACAATGTTTCCACGATAGTAGATACCCTCAAAATACCTGCGTGATGCGTTGTATCTGAAGCTTCCATCATAGAGAGCCCCGCTATATCTATATCTGCCGTCATACCTGATGTGTCGGGTGATCCTGAGCTCCATCGCAGGATCCACTGCAAAAGGAGCATCTGAGCCGTAGTGAAAACCTGAATATCTGAGCCTTCCGTCGTATCGTGCAGATATCTCAACTTCATCAGAAACAGCCATACCAACACTGAAATCTGCAGTATCCCATACATTGTCGTGTCTGTGACCCGTAATCTGCCACTCATCGTATTTTTTCTGCCCGTTGTATCTGAAGCTTCCGTTATGCAGATTCTGAACTGCCTGATTGTGTGCAATGCTTCCGTCATATCTGAGTCCCCAGGGCTTGATGTCCTGGTAGGTTGCAAGCACTTTAGAAAACCAACTGTCTATAAAGTCAGCAAATCTATCTTGAACAGTTGATCTGAAACTGATATCTTTGAGATGGCTACGCACGTTCTTGTATTCGTTGATTAAGGCTATGAGCTTCTGAATATCTGTTTGGGTAAGTGATTTCCTCTCGCCAATATCAATGAGAACCCTAAATAGTGCCCACCTTAGCCCTCCCATATAGGTTTCTGTTCCTGAGTATGTGTATGTATTGTCATACTTTACAGGAGGAAAACGCTCCTCCAGTTCTGCATCAGCGTAGCCTACTGCCTTGATTGCCTCTTTCACCGCCCAGGGGGTGCCTTTGTAGCGGTGTAGCTCTATTGCTTTTTTGATGAGTGAGCGTTTTTCTGCTTCGGTTTGGGCAAGCTCCCAGCCTTCAATATGGAACTGCCAGGCAAGGAGGTCAAGAACTTCACCTGAGAGAGAGTCAATGCGAGGGTATATCAAGGCATTCATTATTTTGGGGAGCATATTTGAGAAAACCTCGTCTGTTGATTGCAAAAGTGATTCTATAGTCCTATCTTTTAGACTTGATGGTTTTATCTCTGCAAGCATATTTTATATTTACTTTAAGTGAGGTATATTTAAAAGCAATATTTTCAATACTGTCTTCTAAAATAGTCCTTAGATATTCTGTCAAGGACTGCTCTGATTTCTTTCTCAAGGTCTGTGGCAATTCCCTTAGCTCCATCTACGCCTGATATTTTTATGTCTCCGAAATTGATTGTAATACTGTTTATTCCTGCGGGACTTATTGCTCTCGGCTCAAAAGTTGGAATTGGGGATTTTCTGGGTTGAGTGTTCTTTCCTGCGGGACTTATTGCTCTCGGCTCAAAAGCTTGACGAACTGGCTGCATGAGTGGCTGAATGGCTGTCCTTAACGGCTCAAAGCTTGCTACCTTCTTTGCCACAGCAGTCATTGACGAAATCAAAGGCTCTGGTTTTACTGCTCCTGCAATTGTCTCTATTAGTCTTATTCTATGAATATCCCTAAGTGGTCCCTCCTTAGCAGGGCTGAAGGGAAGGAGATTACGCACCTTTGAAACTATGTCCTTTACCGCCTCAACTGGTTTTGAAGCAGCTGATTTTATCCCCTGCCAGAGGCTCTCAATTATCTTTTTACCTGCCTCAAAAAGATTCACTCCGAATACAAACTTTACAAGCTTATTGAGTGCCATAATCGGTGCAGTCAGAGGATTAGTCCAGAGGAAGACCTGTAGCAATCTTTGCCAATTTGTCCTTATCCAGTTCCAAGCTGCACTCAGCGTAGAGACAATCCCACTCCAGAGAGACTTAAAAAACTCCTTCAAATAACTCCAATTTCTTATTATCAGATAAACTGCAGTAGCTATTAGAGTTATAGCAAGCAGTATAGGGTTTGAAATCATTGCAGCTGCAACTGCTCTTATTGCACCAATAAACACCGCTGCGAATCCCTTCACTCCAACAACAAGCAGCTTAAGAAGTGGGCCCAAAGCAGAGAAGTTTGAAGCAGCTGATTTTATCCCCTGCCAGAGGCTCTCAATTATCTTTTTACCTGCCTCAAAAAGATTCACTCCGAATACAAACTTTACAAGCTTATTGAGTGCCATAATCGGTGCAGTCAGAGGATTAGTCCAGAGGAAGACCTGTAGCAATCTTTGCCAATTTGTCCTTACCCAGGAGCGTTAGCGCCTCAGGGTGACCCTACGAGTCAGATTCCTCGCATCCATTGAGGACACTCGGAATG